GAGGATTTCGGTTTCGGATTATGGAACGTGCGTGCGTACTATATATATAACCCCCACCCTTTTTATATCTCATAGAAATTTTATAAATTGCAATAAAATATAATTATGCCTACGCCTGTTAAAAAAAATCAAGAAAAATATAACGATCTAGCTGATAGATTAGCTGACGCTTTAGTTAGTCAAGACCCTGAGTCTTTAAAGCTGTGGAGAAACAGTGGAGATAAAACATATCAGATGACAGGACCTACCTTTGTTAAGAGACATCCTGAATTAGCTAAAGAATATGGAATAACAGGTAAAGGGCAAAGGTTGGTTTTAAATAGTTCTTCAGCTCCATCATTAACTCCAAAAAAAGTATCATCAGTATCTGGTCTTCAACCTAAAGTATCTCCCATAAAAAAAGCTAAGAAGCCCGTAGAGAAAAAGAAAGAAAGTTTTTGGGCCTTTCATAATGATGGTCCTCATTTCTCTTCTAAAAAAGAGTTAGAAGCGTGGGGTCGTAAAGAGGATTATTATGTAGATGGTCAATCCCCTAGGGTATTTGAGTACCAAAAAAACGATAAAGGTCTTCTAAGACTAAAAAATGATCCTGGTTACGGCAAAGCTAAATATAAGATGAAAAGATCTATTGAAAAAATGTAAACCCCCACCTTTTTCACATCTCACAAAAAATTTATACCTTAGCAAAAAATAATGTAATTATGCCTACACCTGTTAGAAAAAAGCGAAAGAAGCATATACAAAGCTTAAAAAGAAATAAGTCAGGAAGAAATGAAACCGTTAAAGTAGAGTTTTTTCCTAACGAACCTCAAAGAGATGGAGATAGAAATAAGATTGTTCACTATGCTGCTCCATCAATAACATTTAAAGGTAATGAAAAGTCTAGACCTCAAAGTTTCAATGAGGCTAAAAAAGCAGGAGAGCTTTACGAATTTAAAAGACGCAAAAGAGCAGAGAAGTTTGCTGCAGGATCTTGGAAAAAAGGTAAAGACAGAAAAGAAGCTATGAAGGCTTACAGAGCCAAAAAAAGGCAAGAAAGAAAAAACAAATAACTACTCCTTCGCTTGCGTAATCTCAATCTCTTTTACTACTTTCTTGATGTAGTCCATGTCTTTTTGTAGGTATTTTATCTTCAGATCTTGTTTCGCATCATCTGGTAGTGCACCCATCTCTCCACGAGGCCACTTTATTCTAAACTCTTCGTTGAGTTGTACAGCGTCTTGCATACGAACTACGTCTAGTTGTAGTTGAGCTATTGATGCTGTAAGGGTGAACCATATACCTGCCATAGATACTATCCCTACAACGATCCCTACGAGTGTTTTTATGTCTAGCTTTACCTTCGACTCTTCCCCAATATTCATTTCATTTTCCATAATAATATTATTTTGTTCCAAATTTACAAAAATTAATTTTTATATTGCAGGAACCATTTAAATTCAAGATGAGCAAACTTACTAAAGCGACCAAGGTAAAGAAGACCCAGTTAGGGATGAATCCGTCGACAGCTTCCAACAGACTTAATAAACAACTCCTATATACATTTGCTAAGAAGTTAGATATGCACTGGTGTTACCAATGTGGTGCGGAGATTCTTGGTGTAGAAGATATGAGTATAGAACACAAAATCCCCTGGTTACATTCAGAGGATCCTGTGTCGTTATACTTTGATATTGAAAATATAGCCTTATCTCATAAGTCTTGCAACTACAGTGCAGCACGAAGGTTAAATAAGCAAGAGTGCCCATCAGTGGGTTCTTACAATAGGGGCTGCAGGTGTGACGGCTGCAAGAAGGCACAGTCTGATTATAGAAAAGGCCTTAGAGCTAAGAAGTCTTAAACTTCTGTACCGTAAGTCATGTGCTCTACAACTGTACCACTAACTGTAGCGTAAGCCTTAAGAGTCACTCCACTTGTTACAGGAATCATTGCAAACCCACCACCAGGGATATAGAATAGATCTGGATCGTCAGATGCAGTATCAGCAAATACGGACACGTAGTTTGTAGTCACGTTACTTGTGTTTTTAATGTACAAGTAGTTAGGTGACGTATAAGAGCTAGCTGTATACAAAGTTACCTGACCAGAAGCTGTTGCTTTAGCCGTAGAGGTGATTGTTGATCTAGCTACACCTGTTGTGTTTGTAGCTGTTGAAGAACTAGTAACACTTATATTCAAGGGCTGAGATAGTAAGTTAGAGCTAGTTATCGTTAATTTTTTAGTTACTGTTGCCATTTTTGTTTATTGTTTAAATTATTGTTTACAAATATATAAAATTTATTTTATTGTTTAGGGTTATAAGGAGTTTGTCCAATCTAAATTTAAAACCATTGTTGCTATAGAGTCCATAGATGCGTTTGTAGGGTCAAAACTAATAAATATTACTTGCCCTGCAGTAAAAGTATTTAAGTTTGAAGCGTATTGACCATCAAAGCTAAGAAACTTGTAGGATGTATCGTCTGCACTCATATTTACTGTATCACTTACACCACTACCAGGATTAAAGTTAGGCACTTCAGTATTATTATTTGCAAAATGTATACCTACGTTAGAATTTCCACAAGCATTTTCAGACCTAATTATTACTGACTCTACACTACCATTACAAGGAGCAACAAATCCTCCGTATTCTAAGTATCCATTAGGAGATGTAGACTCAAAAGTACCACCATAACCAAAAGGTAAATATTGCCTAGCAGCAGAGCCACCATACCAACCACAGTTTAGTATCATTTTTGAAGAGTTTTTATGATTAAGCTCTGTATTAGAAAACCTTCTAAGCTCGTCAAGTTCTTCAGACATCTGCTGCATTTGATAAAGCAGGCAGCCTAAAGTTTCAAAAGCGTCTTCATCTTCTAGGTACTCTTTACTATTAAACTTAGACTGCATCCTACTTAACTTGGCAATGTCTACTTTGTCAGAGTCGCTTCCTGTAGTCGAATATATTCTGCTATGTTTTTTATCTGCTAGTGCCATTACGTTGTCATATCAAATTCAAATACTACTGTTATTGTTGTTCCATTTACTGCTGCTGAAGGAGTTCTTCTTATCGCTATAGCTTCGCCTTTAGAAAACGTCCAGTCAGTATTGCAATCTCCATTACCTTTTTGTGCAGAAGTAAAACTTAAGTCTGTACCTCTTTGGTCTGCAACAGGGTCGCTATCGTCTCCATCTATATACATTTCAAATAAATCAGTTCTAGTTGTTGTAGTTTGATTAAATACAGCTATCCTAACTACTCTACCATCAAAAGGCATTACTTGCATTAAGTGGTAAGACGAAGCACTTAAACCTGTACTATCAGATGTTGTAGCACCAGACATAGGTATAAAGTGAGCACTTGTCCCTGAGTAGTGATAAGCGTAACTGTGTATATTCTTTTGTTTGTTTATAGTAACTATTTCTTTACCTTCTATAGATGCTGTACCTGCTGCAGTTCTAGCTATAGTTGTATCAGATGCGTGTCCAAGTTCTATATTAGTTGTAACGTTTAAGTTACCAGACACAGTAGTTAAAGAGCTAGAGCCATTAGCTATAGTAACATCTACTTCATCTTCAGCATCACCATCTTCAACTATTAGACCATCTACAATCTCTCCGTCATGCGAAGCAACTTGTATTTTTACTGCACCTCCTCTTTCAGAAAAAGTGGTATCTTCAACTATACCAATAATTTTTGCAAATTCATTCTCTGAACCATATTGGTGTCTACATTTAAAAACTATTTCTCCAAGCTCATTATTATCAGGTTGTAAAGTATTTCTAAAAAACTCTAATCTTGGTGAACCTGCTGAATCTGTGTTGTTGTTTTGGTTTAGAATAAGGGTAGGGTCGTCATTATCATCTCCGTATATAATATATTGACCTTTTTCATTTATTTCAGCTATAGTAGTATTAGTATTGTGTTTCCAAGTAAATTTTTGACTTGACTCATTAGCATCAGAATCTATGCGAAACACCATGCTACCGACAGAAGTAATCTCTGCATCGTTACCTATAGAAAGGTCTCCACTTACAGTAAGGTCTCCAGTAATCTCTACAGTATCTCCTATCTGTATATTACCTGCATCGTTGGATATAACAAGGTTACTTCCGTCGGCTTGTATAGAACTATCAAAATCAGTTACTGCAGCTCCACCACCAAATACTATTTTAGCTTGATCTGAAAACTTTAAAAAGTCTTCAGAAGAATCCCACTTTAGTTTTGAGTACTGAGTTGTAGCTCCATGCAAAGTAAAGTCATGTCCTGCTTGATCTGCTCCTATAGTAACATCCCCATCTATAGTTTGATTTCCTGCAGCAAGAGCAGTGGCAGTTGCAGCGTTACCTGTACAAGAACCTGACGAACCAGATACATTACCAGTTACGTCACCTGTTACGCTAGCATTCAGCGTATTTGCTATTGTTGTATTACCTGAGCTGTCAAAAGTTATACAAACTGTACCGTCATCATCTTTAATGTCGTTACCTTTTACAGTAAGATCTCCGTCTATAGATAAGTTACCATCTTTATCTATTGTAGCAATCTCTGTTGTAGACTGAACTGTACTTCCCGACGATCCTGCAACGCTTGAATGAAACTCTATAGACCCTCCAGCAGAATTACCTGTTGCAGCTCCTGCCGTCAAAATTAATTTTCCTCCAGCAATATTTACACCAGAAGCAGGGGCTTTAGATACTTCAGCGGCTTCACTGTTAGGCCAACCAACAACTAGGGTAGATGTATCTGTAAGTGGACTAGTAAAAGTAAGTGCAGATTCAGGAACAATACCATTAGTTCCGTTACCTGTTAAAATACTGTTTTCAGTTAGGGAAACAACTCCAGTACCTCCATTGGCTACAGGTAGGGTCCCTGTAACATTATCCGTAAGGTCTATATTGTTAGCTGTAATTTCCTGCCCAGATAAACTTAAGTAGTCTTCACCTGCTATAGTAACGTTAGTAGAGTTGTCAGTTCCTGCTGCGTCAACCCCTAATACAGTTCTAGCTGCTCCAGCATTTGCAGCAGTTATAACACCCACCATAGGAGCATCTGTTGCTACTGCTTGATTAGATCCGTTACCAATAAATAAAGCGTTTTGATCTAGGTTAGGCACATCATTAGTTCTACCAATAGCAGAAACTAACATACCTTGACATATTGTTCCGTTAGTCCTTAAAACTATACCAACATTTTGAATAAGTGAGTCCTCCCCCGTAGGTTTAGTTTGAGATAAACTACCATCATCCTGTATGTACAAGTTATCACCTACAGCTAAAGAGGTAAACCCAGAAAGATTTGTATTGTATATACCAGACACTACGGCAAAGTTATCTTTAGTAGAAGTAGTATTCATCTCTGAGTGAGCTATACCTATGCAAGGCATCTTTGCAGAGTCGTTAGCATCACAAACTCCAACTAAAATCCTATTGCTTCCACCTATCTCACCTTTACTATATAGTGGTTGACCTGCTGAAATAGTAGAGCCCTCATCGTTTCGTACTTGTATATGCATCTTCTCTCCATGACCCCATACAGCGTCACCATCATTCATTACTAGAACTTCAGTTTCTCCTGGAGTGTCACTAGATAAATTAAGATGATTTATAGTAGCGGTAGATTGTATATCATTATCCCACCTGTAATGCTCTTCAGCCACAAAGTTAGTTGCTGCGTCATGGTCAACGACAAAATCCATATCACCGTTAGCATCATCATAAGTGATAGCAATACCAGTTTTAGTTCCACCAGTGGCAACTAGGTTCCCTGCTATATCTTCAATGTCCTCGTCGGTGTGACCACCGTTTGCACTAAGCTCTACTTCTGCAACCTCGTTACTTTTGTAGTACAGTTTACCGTCAGCAGACTTAGTGTATATAACACCTCCCTTACCATCCGCAGGGGTTCCTGGGGCGGCAGAGCTTTCGTTGGTCCTAAGTGTGTCTGCTTTTATGTCTCCATAAAAATCAAAAAGGCTACGTCCTAGTAGCCCTTTCTTAAACACCTTCATTACCCTAGCTCCGTAATCAGTGACTACCTCACCTATGCTATTAATTAGGGATGATTTCATTTATATTACTTTTTCTTCTTTACAGTCTTTACCTTTTCTTCTTTCATTTTAGTGCTGTACTTTTTACCTTGCCAGGTAAACTCGTCTTTACCGAAACGCTTCGCAGCTTTAAAAGCAGTACCGAAGTCAGATGAAAGACCACCTTTAGCAACGTTACCACCCATATCTCCTAGGTATGTTTGTCTCTCTTCATCCCACACGTAAGTAACACCATTTTCGGTGTATCGTTTAGGCTTACCACCTAACTTACCACCATTCTGAGCGTAACCCATTTTATTCCTTACTCCTGTAGGGAGTTTAGATAAACCTTTGTTATCTTTTGGAACTGCCTTAAGATAAGATCCTTTTTCAGCCTTCTTTATTTTAGATCCGCAAGCTGCTTTCTTTACAGCTCTAACCTTTTTCTTTGTACCGTCTTTCATTGTTCTAATATAAGTTTCGCCAGGCTTGGCTGCTGCTGCAGCTTTCCTATTAGCTATTGTTATTTCGTTTTGTTTAGATATAGATTTTTTCTTTTTAATATCAGCCTTAACAGCTTTTACCTTCGCAGCTTTATCTACAGGAGTAGACACCTTGTAGGAAACACTAGGGGTAGATTTTTGATTTTGAGCCCTTCGGGCTTTAGCGGCTTTAACTCTTTGTAGCCTTTCTTCACTAGACATCTTTCGATACTTTCGAGCTTGTCGTCTAGCAGCTCTTTTCCTCATTCTTAGTGGACTTGCCATATTATATTTCTTCGATCCCTTCAAGGACATTATAAAATTTATTTATCAACCTTCTAGTCTTGCTAGTAACCCTATATTTATTGGGCTTGTGAGAGTTCCAGGCCCTTTTCTCAAAGCAAAACACGTAATCTCTTTTTACCAACTCAGGAAACTTAGTATCGTTAAAGTCTTTACTTACAAACATACTCTCCCTTACGTATCTTTTTGTAAACGAGCCGTTTTCGTCGTTTATAAATAACAAGAACATAAGTTGATTGTCTGAGAGATTATATTTCCTTTTGAAGGAGTATATAGTATCTCCTACATATTTAAGGTAATTTCTCATTTTCTTAGATTAAATTATTACAAAGGTAACATTTTTATGGTAATTAAAAAATTATTGCTACATTTGCATATAACAATTTTTTAAAAAATACAATAATATTATGGCTTTATCAGGAACAAAATACGAAATGGCTCAACTTGGTCAGTTTGGATCTATATTTTGCGACACCGCAGGAGACGTAACTCCTCCAGCAGACTTTATAATATGTGCTATATTTTTTTTAGCTGATACAAACATTACAAAGTTAACCGCAGAAAATACTACAGACGGAAAAAGAATGTTTCCTAGTACTGCATATTCTGCTCACGAAGATGCAAATGGAATTGAAGGTAGTGGTGGAGACACTATTGCTGCAGCTCAAGAATTTCCTAAAGGTTCTACTATCTACGGAAGGTGGACAGAGCTAGCGATTACTGCTGACGCTGCCGCAGGTGTTATAGCATATCTAGCACCTAAACACTAAGACAATGAATATCTTTAAAGACGATAACGACTGGAATGAAAAGGCTATTGTAGGCTTTGTAGCTTTTGCTATCATGTGCCTTATAATGATAGCTGACCTAACAGCGGTATGGTTTGGTAAAGACTTTATGATAAACGAGCACGTATACGACTCCTTCGTTTGGGTTGTGTTGGGCTCGTTTGGTATTTCTGGGGTAGAAAAATTCTCAAAGAAATAATGGCTAAGGCGATACGAAAAACAACAACAGGTAAAGGTGCTAACTACAGACCTACTAAGTCTGGAGCTGGTATGACTAAGAAAGGAGTTGCTGCTTACAGGCGTGCAAATCCTGGTAGTAAGTTGAAGACTGCTGTTACAGAAAGTAAACCTACAGGAAAAAGAGCAGGAAGGAGAAAATCCTACTGTGCTAGATCTTTAGGTCAGTTAAAAAGAAGTAGTCAGAAGACTCAGAACGATCCTAACTCAAGGATACGCCAAGCAAGGCGAAGATGGAAATGCTAAGAAAAACAATGTAATAATGGGATTAAAGATTAATGAGAGTACAAATATAAGCTTTGACTTAAAAAGCTTAGGAGTAATGGCGGTAGGCTTATCCATCATAATAGGAATGTGGTTTACGCTACAAAACGATATAGCTGAGGCTAAAGAATTGCCAAGGCCTTTAGATCCTGTAATTACAAGGATGGAGTTCGACATGAAGGATCAACTTATTAGGCAGACTATTATGTCTACTCAAGAAGACGTTCAAGAAATTAAAGATGATATTAAACTTATTAAGGAGAAGTTATATGAGTAGAATTTTTCTTTTCTTATTATTTTTAATCCCGTTAAACCTAAAGGGTCAATCCTCTATAGGGGTTGAGAACTTTGACTGGGAAATAAGAAGGGGGGTTGTTGCGGTAGAGTTTTGGGCAGGATGGAATAGAGGAAACGAAATACTATTTATGCACGAGCTAACAAACTGTAGAGCTTACAGACACATAATAAGAAGGGACGCATCCTTACTAGAAAGATATAAAATAACCTCAGCACCTACGATTATAATATTTAAAAACGGTGAGGAGGAGTTTAGGTTTGCACCTAACATAATGCTTAAAGTAACAGCAACAAAAAATCAAGTACAATCAGCAATAAACGAACTTTAATTAAACTAAAATGAAACTAAGTAAAAACTTTTCTTTACTAGAGGTGACACGCAGTAGTACTGCTAAAAGAATAGGTATAGACAATGCACCGAATAAAGAACATCTTAACAACATTCAGGCTCTTATTAGAAAAATCGTGCAGCCTTTGCGAGATGCTATCGGTCCTATTCGCATTAGCTCTGGTTATCGTAGCCCTGAACTCAATCGTGCCATTGGTGGTAGTAACAAAAGCCAGCATTGTAAAGGTCAAGCTTTGGATCTGCAGTTTTGGGAAGGAGGAGAAATGAATAATAAGAAGATTTACGACTGGATACTATCTAGTGGTATAGACTTCGATCAAATGATTAACGAGTTTGACTACTCTTGGATACACATATCTTTTAACGAGTTTAAAAACAGAAAGCAGGTCCTTGAGGCTTACAAAGACGAAGACGGAGATACTAGATATAAATACGCTGAAGTGTAATGAGTAAGCTACTAGACATATTAGGTGGAGGGGTAGTAAAGCAGGTTGGTGATGTTTTAGATAAGCTAACAACAACTAAAGAAGAGAAGCTTGCTGCACAACGAAAGATAGAAGAAGTTTTATTGAAAGCAGAAAGCCAAGCTCAACAGCAAGTTACTAGACGCTGGGAGGCTGATATGAAGTCTGACAACTGGCTTTCTAAAAACATTAGACCCCTTATCTGTATATTTTTAACTGTAATTTTTGTAGTTTTGTCAATGTTTGATGGTAACGTAGGAGGATTTGTTATTCAAGAAACGTACGTTCCAATATATCAAACGTTATTAATAACAGTATACGGGGCTTACTTTGCGGGTAGGTCTATCGAGAAAATAAAAAAGAAGTAAACAATGAGCTCATTAAAAGGTAAAACAATATCAAGGACATATCAGAAGTTAATTCAGTCTGATAACGAAATAACTGACGGTACTTTAAAGCAGGTTAGTACAGGTAATGGAACGCCTACGGCTATGAAGCTTTCTACTAATAAAGCTGAGTTTCAGCAATTAGGTGTTGGTACTGATGGTGTAACTCCAGATGGTTTACTTCACGTATTATCTGTAAGTGCAGGGGCTGTAACAGCTAGTTCTTTTGCTAACCAGTTAACTTTAGAAAACTCTGGAGACGCAGGTCTTTCTATACTTTCTGGAGCTTCTAGTTTTGGTCATATATATTTTGGTGATGCTAACGATAATGATGTAGGTGGTATATCTTACGATCACTCTAACGACGCAATGAATTTTACCGTCGATGGGTCTCAGTCTATGAATCTTGATAAGTCAGGAAACTTAACTATTGGTGGTACTTTAAGTGAGTCTGAAGACAGGTATACTCTTATAGAAAATTTCAACGAAATTCCTTATCACGACATTGGTCACCCAGACTCAGAAGTAACTCAGTCTACTAGCGGAACTACTGCGGTTGTAAATAACACTAAATATACTAGAATTACGACGGCTACCATTGACCTAGCTGCATCTGACTCTGTAGAGTTTACATTTACTAATGATATGATAGAGCAAAATTCTCACGTTTTAGCGTATTTTGTAAACTCAAGTGGGACTATAGCAGATAATGCTATGTTAGATATTATGGTTCATGACGTTCAAGACTCTAGTTGTAAAATACGATTAAGTACCAACGCTGTAGATATAGCGTCTCAAACATATTTAATTCATGTTACTGTAGACCCACACATACCTTCTAATTACAACTGGGTTAGAGGTGGAATAAACAGCGAAGGACCTACAAGAATAACTTACTCAGAAGGTGGTATAGAGTTAAGCACTCTAAGTTCTGATAATGATCAAACATTAATAACTCCAAGAAACTCAAACAACAGTATATTTGACGGAGGGTTTCATGCTGCATATCAAGGAATTAGCAGTTGGGAAAGTAATTTTACTGATCCATCGTCGAATGAAACTACGTTAAAAGTACCAATAACGACTGTAGATTCCCTTGACATTACAAACGTGGCAATTTGTACTGGATGGAAGAGAAAACCTATATCTGGGGATTTTAATGAAGATTACGCAACTGACACATCTCAAGCTTATTTTTTATACGCTACAAACGACGACTTTGGAACTTTAACCAACCATACTAATTTGCATTTTGTGCATTCTACAGGGGGGGTTGACTATGTTACCAACTTAGGAATTACTATCGAGGCTGCTACTAATTATAATTTAGAAATAAGGTTTGATGAAAACAAAAAAGTTTCTGCTTTTGTTAATGGGGTCCAGTATGGATTAACCAACACCCCCACAACCACAACTGCAGGAGGTGTTACAGAACCTAACTCGACTCAAAAAAGTATATCAGGAGACGTAATAGGTCAACTTCCCGTTGTTTGCGTTACCACTTTAAGTGCCACTTCTAAAAAACTAAAAGTTCACTTTATAAAAGCATCAAGAAAGTTTTAAATTAAATTAAATTAAATGGAAGCAATTAACCCTATTATTAGAAAGATAACTATAGGGGACTTAAAGCAGGGGCTTACCTATCAGGTGGGTCAAAGAATGCTAGGAGGGTCCCTTAGAGTTACAGCCATCATCCAAGATGAGGCAGCGTGGTACAAACATCAACAAGTAGTGTACGACGTATACGTTAAAAAAGAGACTGAAGAGTTCTCTAGACCATGGAAGAGGTTTTTCTCTCAGCCTACGGCAATAGAGTACAACACAGACAATCTAGAAGAGTACGAGGTAAAGTAAATTTAAAGACAAAGACATGAGGCCAATTAAAGATAGCTACTGGATAGAGGTAGAAAAAGAAACAGAAGATACCATCATGTTAAACGGAAAAGAGTTGTATAGAGACACTTCTTACGACCCTATGAAGTTAGCGAGACAGTATGGTACGGTTTACAAAACTCCGATCCACGATACTAAAGATTCGGGAATACAGGAAGGCGATAAAGTATGGTTTCACCATTTTATAGCTACACCTGTAAATCTTGTTAAGCACGCAGACAAAAAGAATATATATCAGGCTAGTATGGAGCAGATATACCTAATAAAGAGGGGTGATGAGTATATCCCTGTAGGTGTATGGAACTTTATGGAGCAGGAGATGAAAGATCCAGAAAAATCAGATTCTGGTATATTTTTAGGATCAGAGGCTCAAGAAGTGGACCTGCATGGTGAAGCCGTTATTATTAACGAGTGGATGAAGGAGCAAGGAGTAGAAGAGGGAGATAGAGTAATGTGGAGCGAGAACTCTGAGTACGACATGGATGTAGACGGAAGAAAACTTCTTCGTATGCGAAACTTTGATGTACTTTGTAAGTATGAAGGATGATAATAAAAACTACGCTCTTAAAACTTTAGAAAAGCTAATAGAGGCTAGTAAAGGGGCTGTTGATCTTTTAATAGAGGAGATTGGTAAGCCTTTGGTGGAAGAAGATGACGCTAGGCGAAGGCAAGCTATAAAAGCTAAAAGAGAATGCTTTGAGGACTGTCAAGAAATTCTTTTAGGTATTAAGAATCTAGAGGATAGAATTAAAGAGGGCGAGTCCCTTATAGAAGATAAGAAAGACTTTAAAGGGTCTTTTGCTGAGAGGTATGCAAAAAAGTGATAAAGTATATTTAATCGAAGGCAGCGAGGGTGAGGTTTTAGAGTTTGACAACTTAAAGATCGTACTACCTAAGAAGCCTAGATTAAAAAAGGACATACTCTACCACAACCTTCCTAAAGGAAAACAAAAGTGGACCAGGGAAGGAGCACCTAAAGGTTTAAGTAGAGATAACGCCACAGATTATGTGGACTATATAGAAGAAGAGTTTAGACGTAGAAGAGATGGGCTTTGGTTTTTTAACAACGGAGTACCAACCTATATTACAGGTTCTCACTATATGTTTATTCAGTGGAGTAAGATAGATGTTGGATACCCTGATTACAGGGATGCTAATAGGACGTTCTTTATTTTTTGGGAAGCGTGTAAGCTAGATAAAAACTCTTATGGGATGTGTTTCCTTAAGAACAGGCGTAGTGGTTTTTCGTACATGGCTAGTAGTGAGATTGTAAATCAGGCTACTCAGACTTACGATAGTAACTTCGGATTATTGTCTAAGACTGGTGCTGATGCTAAAATAATGTTTACGGATAAGGTGGTTCGTATATACAGGAACTACCCTTTCTTTTTTCAGCCCATACAAGATGGTTCTAGTAACCCTCGTGTAGAGTTAGCCTTTAGGGAGCCTGCTAAAAAGATTACTAAGAATCAAAAGCATATCGAAGAGTCTGAAGCTTTAAACTCTACAATAGATTGGAGAAACACCGCAGACAACAGTTATGATGGTATGAAGCTCAAGCTTCTAATCCATGATGAAGCTGGAAAGTGGACGGGTCAAAATTCTATTAAGAAGAACTGGGGGGTTACACAGACCTGTCTACTTTTAGGTCGAAAGGTTGTTGGTAAGTGCATGATGGGTTCTACTGCGAATAAGCAGCAAGATGGTGGTGCGGAGTTTAAGGATATATTCTACGACTCTAATACTGACGATAAAGACCTTAACGGCAGGACTAAAAGCGGTTTATACAAACTATTTATACCTGCTTATGATAACTTAGAGGGCTTTATAGATGAGTATGGATACTCTGTTATAGAAACTCCTAAGAAGCCAATTATGGGTATTGACGAGATGCTTGTAGACGTTGGGGCTAAAGATTATATTCAGAACAGGAGAGAGGCTTTAAAGAACGATACTACAGCTTTATCTGAATTTAAACGTCAGTTTCCATTTACTGTAGAGGAATCCTTTAGGAATGACACACAAAGTTGTATCTTTGACGTAGAAAGAATCTATCAACAGATGGATTACAACGAGGTTAATAACGCAACGACGACTAGAGGAGAGTTCGTTTGGAGGAATGGGAAACAAGATGAAGAGGTTATTTGGATACCTCATAGAAAAGGTAAGTGGGAGATTAGTTGGGTTCCAGAGCATCAAGATCAAAACAATATCTCTAGTAGATACGGTAAGAGATTTCCTGGAAGGTCAGATGTCTTGGTGGCAGGCTGTGACCCTTATGACCATGACACCACTACTGATGGCAGGAGATCTGATGCTTCTGCTCATGTTTTTCACAAATTTAGCATGGCAAGTGATGCGTCTATGCAGTTTGTATGTGAGTATATTAATAGACCGCCTAAAGCGGAAATATTTTACGAAGACATGATTAAGATGTGTGTCTTTTATGGTTGCCAAATATTAGTGGAGAATAACAAAGTAGGTATATTAAAGTACTTTGAAAATAGAGGATACTACGAGTATCTTATGGATAGACCAGACATGACGCATACAGACTGGAGTAGAGGCAAGCAAAAGACAAAGGGTATACCTGGATCTGGTGCTGCTGTAATTAACGCTCAAGCAGAGGCTATAGCTACGTATATATACGATCACGTTGGTCAAAATGAAAATACTGGTGAGATGGGAAGGTGTTATTTTAACGTCTTACTTGATGATTGGAGTAGATTTGAAATAGATAACAGAACAAAATACGATGCTAGTATATCGTCCTCGTTGGCTTTACTAGCTTCACAGAAGTACATAAAACCTAAAAAAGAATTAAAAATATCGTCTCCTTTAGTTAAAAGGTACAATAACAAAGGGATGTCTAGTAAAAAATTAAGGGCATGATTTACAATAACAGTAAGGAAGAGTTAAACGGCTATCCTTCTCCTCTATCTACTAACGAAGAAAAAGCTTCTAACAGCTACGGTCTTAATTACTTTAAGGCTATGTACTACGAGTGGAAAAACAACGGAGACGTATATTTTAGAGATACTAAAATGAGGTACTCCCGTAATAGGAGTTACGCTGAAGGTAATCAAGATATAGGTAAGTACAAAGACTTGCTTGATGTTCAAGGAGACTCATCTTACCTTAACATAGACTGGACACCTGTATCTATTATTCCTAAGTTTGTTGACGTTATTATTAACGGTATGGTAAACCAAGAGTACGATGTTAAAGCTAAGTCTATAGATCCTATAGCTGCAGCAGAAAGACTTGAAAAGAAAAAGAAGATGTTTGCTGACATGATCAACAAAGACTTCTTGGAGGATATGGAAGATCAGACAGGTGTACCTATGACCTCTAAAGGTTTTGTAGCTGAAAACCCTGAAGAAATCGAAATGTTTATGGCCCTTAACTATAAACAAAACGTAGAGATTGCTTTAGAGAAAGCTATTGAGTACACTCTTGATGTAAACGACTACGACGAACTTAAGCGTTATATGATACGTGACCTTGTAGTTTTAGGTATATGTGCTGCTAAAACAGAGCTATCTAAAACAGAGGGTGTAAAGATTCGACACGTAGACCCTTCTAATCTTATTACTTCTTTTTCTGCAAAGCCTGACTTTAAAAACATACGTCACGCTGGAGAGATTTACTCTATTACTATTGCTGACCTTAAACAACAAGCAGGAGATGAGTTTAGCGAAGAAGAGTACATATCTATAGCTAAACAGTACGCAGGTAAAAACAACAACCCTATTAATTATAGCACTACAGCGTTTTATGATAACGGCAGCGAGACTTACGATTACGATAAGTTTAGCGTTAACATATTGGACGCTGAGTTTATTACCTCACACTCTTTAAAGTACGAGAAAAAAGAGAACAAGCATGGAGGATACTCTGTAAACAAGAAAGGGCCTAAGTACAAGGCTCCTAAAAAGTCTAAGACTAAAAGGGAAGATCTAGGGTCTACTGTAAAGGTTATATATAAAGGTAAGTATATTATAGATACAGACTACATCTTTAACTACGGGTTAATGAAAGATATGCCTAGACCTAAGTCTAACCTTTCAGAAACTAGACTTTCGTATATAGTTTATCAGCCAAACTTATACAAAATGAAGTCTAAGTCTTTGGTAGATCGTATGATTCCTTTTGCTGACCAGATACAGTTAGCTCATCTTAAGATTCAACAAGTACTTGCTAAGGCTAGACCAAAGGGTGCTGCGTTTGAGATTGGTTCTTTAGAGAACGTATCCAAAGGAGATGGTGGTACTTTTACCCCTATGGAGCTTCAGGAGATTTACGATCAAACTGGTAACATTTACTATCGAAGGATAGATGATGAAGGTCAGATGACTGGAGCTATGCCTATTCAGGAGTTAGAGAATGGTATTGGTAGAGACTTCGGTACTCTTATTAACGTGTATCAGCATAACTTACAGATGCTTCGTGACGTTACAGGTGTCAACGAGGCTAGAGACGCTTCACAACCATCTAGCGAGGCTTTGGTGGGTGTACAGAAGTTAGCACTACTAGCATCTAACAACGCTACTAGAGATATTAATGACGCTTACCTTAACGTAACAAAAAGAGTATCTCAAAGTATTACTGTTCGTATGCAGGACCTGGTAAACTTTAAAGGTCTTCATGGTATGTACACCAACGTTATTGGTGAGACTTCTATGCACAGTATAGATATGATGAAAAAACTTTCTGTCCACGAGTTTGGTATTACTTTAGATGTAGCACCTAGCGAAGAGGAAAAGCAGATGATGGAACAGAACATACAGGTTTCGTTGGCTCAGAAGGAACTTAGGTTAGAGGATGCTATTATGATTCGGTCTATTAGAAACATTAAGATGGCTAATCAGATGCTCATCCTTAGAAGGACTAAGTACCAGAAAGATCAGCAAGCTCAAGCACAGCAGGCTTCAGAACAAAACGCTATGCTACAGCAACAGTCAGCACAACAAGCAGCACAACTTAAGCAGCAGGAGTTGCAGACTGAGATGCAAATCGAGCAGGCTAAAGCTCAGGCTAAGGTTCAGGCAGATATGCAGCTTAAACAACTAGAGTATCAGCTTAAAGAGCAGTTCGAGCAATCACAGCACGAAAGAAGGCTTAGAGAGATAGAGCTATCCAACCTTGGTAAAGAAGGTCAAGCATCTATTCAGGGGTCTGTAAGAAAAGATGTTCAACAACAGTCTGCTATGAATCAGTCTCAAATGATAGAGCAAAGACAGGGTAAAAGAGGTCCTTTAGGTCAAGAGCAGCAAGAAGTAGAAGAATAATATTGCGATTGTAAATAAAATCGTTATATTTGCGAAATAACAAGTAAATTTAATTAACATGGATATAAGAGAACAATTAGTACAGAAGTTTGGGGGAGAGGTTCAACAGAACCAACCTCAGCAAAATATTGTTGACTTGACTGGTGATGAAAACCAAGCAGTTGAGGCAACAGAAAATACAACTCAGGAAGAACCTGGTGTTGTAGACTTAACAGGAGAGAGTTCTTTAAATACTGAGGAACCCAATGTTGACGAACCTCAAGGTAGTCAGCAGGAAGAGGGAGAGGAAGTCAGTGATGACGAAGTTGTCTTACAATACCTTAGCGAGAAGCTTGGGCGAGACCTTTCATCATTTGATGATCTTAACACCCCTGGAGCAGAAACAGAAAGTAGTGACTTCGCTAGCGAGCAGCTTCGAGTTATTAACGACTATGTTAAAAACACAGGGCGTACAGTTCAAGATTACCTAAACACTCAATCTGTTGATTTGTCTGACGTGTCTGACGACGCTGTAATAAAGGAGTATCTACGTGTAGAGAATCCAAATTTGACTGAAGCTGAGTTAAATGATTATGTTACAGCTACTTACAAAACAGACTCTGAAGAGTATACTGCGAGAGATGTTAATGCTGGTAAGGTTCAGCTTAATAAGGACGCTAGAGCTGCTAGGGACTACTTTAACAAAGTGAAAGAGGATTACGCTACACCTTTAGAGGCTAGCGATCCTGGAGTATCTGTTGAAGAAAGGGCTGAGTGGATCAACGAGATGGAGTCTACGGTTAGTGACTTAGAAGGGTTATCCTTTTCTATGAACGACCAAGGCGAAGAGTACATTTACAATCTAGACGACGATGCTCGTCAAGAGATTAAAGGGTACAACTCTGATCTAGAAAACTTTTTCGACAAGTATGTAGACCAAGGCGGTAGCTGGGATTTTGATAAACTTAATACGGATATGTACATCCTGAATAACATCGATAAGATCGTTAGAGGAGTTGCTAATCAGTATAAGAGCAAAGGAACAGAAAGCGTAATTAATGAGATTAAGAACCCGTCGTTTACACAAGATAAGCAAGCGACGAATCAGAAGCAAGAGTCAACTCTCGATATGTTAAGAAGACAAATTCTTGGTTAAAAATTAATTATTTATTTTAAAAACATAAAAAAATGGCAACAGTAAATATTGCTACAGGAATGCAGGCAACCCCTTCATCCTCAGCAGTTGCAACAACATCAAACTACGTTTCTTCAGCAGACTTAATCGCTTCTGGAGATACTACAGCAGCTTTTCATAAGCGTGACGTTGATGAGCAACTAATAAAACGATACGGTAATCAAGGGATTACTGGACTTATGGAACTTTTAGGTTCTAAAAAAGAAACAACAGCAAATACTTTCGAGCACTACGAAGAGACTTTTCTTCACAACACTTTAACAGGTGCTATCGACGCTGATGGTATTCTTACAGTAGACGCTACCGACACTGATGGAGGAGACTCTGATGGAGATAAGCAATCAGCAGTTCGTAAAGGTGACTTATTATTAGGTGCTACAGGTGCTATGTACTACGTTGCAGTAGCTACTGACGGAGACACTTACACGCTTAAAGATGTTGCTGACGGTACTTTAGCTGCCGCAGGAGATACAGAATTTGCTATTGTAGGTAACGCTTACGCAGAGCAAACTGATCAAGGTGTAGGATTAACTCCTAAAGTTCACCACTACTCTAACAAGTGTCAAATCATTAAAGAGTCGTTTGTAGTTTCAGGTTCTGAAGCAACTAACGCTGTTTATGTAAAGGTTAACTCTCCTGAGTCTGGAACTGGTTACTTATGGTACTTGCAAGGTGAGGCTGATACTTACCAAAGATTCCAAGATTATGCTGAGTTGGCAATGATTGTAGGGGAATCTGCAGTAGGCCTAGAAGATGGTGCTACAGACGGTGTTGGTTCTTCAGTTACAACTACAGAAGGTCTTTTGAAGTTTATTGAAAACAAAGGTCAGTCTATGGATCTTGGTTCTTCTGCAATTACAATGGCTGACTTTGACGCTGCTGTTAAGTCTTTAGACAAGTTTAGAGGATCAAAAGAAATGGCTCTTTACGCAGGTATTGATCTTTCTTTAGATATTGACGACCTATTAGCTTCTCAAGGTGCTTACGCAGCAGGTGGGGCTAACTACGGTACTTTCGCTAACAACAAAGATATGGCGTTGAACCTAGGATTTAACTCTTTCTCTCGTGGTGGTTACACTTTCCACAAGAAGACTTACGACCTATTTAACCGTCCTGACTTGTTAGGTGCTGCTTCATTTAAGTACAATGGATTCGGTATGTGTATTCCTATGGACTCTCAGCGTGATGCTAAGTCTGGTGAGAAGATTCCTTCGCTTCGTATGAGATACAAAGCAGCTAACGGATACTCTCGTGAAATGGAGCACTGGTTAACAGGTGGTGCAGTTCTACAAAACAAAACTAACGGTTTAGATGAGTTGAAGTGCAACTATCGTACTGAGCGTGGTTTTGAAGGATTTGCTCCTAACCGTTTCTTATTGTTCAAGAAATCATAATTATTAACTTTTTAAACAATTAAGAAAATGGCAAAATTTATTAGATTTAAGGACGGTGCTGCTGATCAGCACGCTTATTCAGTTGACAACATAAGAGCTGCTTATGTTGCTGACGCAACTAGTGTTATATTTTATGTAGCACCTATTGATACTGCTGTTACCTCTAGTTCTGTTATAGACATTACTGTAACTACTGGTAAAGCTCAAGAGGTTTTGGATGAAATCCTAAAAGCTGCAGTTAAAATTGATACTGCTGTGTATGAGGTTAGTGCTTCTCACGCAGACATTACTACAGTAGCATTTACTGAAGGAGCTTAATAGGAAACTATTAATTATATTACTGGAGGGGAGCAATCCCCTCCTTTTATAACTTTAATTTAATTTTAGACAATTATTATGACTACGAAAAACAAAAGGAAGGCTGTAGTGCCTCCAACAAGTGCTAAGGTAGAAGCTAAAGCTCCCTTAACAGAAAAGAAGTTTGTACCTCAGTTTACAAACAAACAACAAGAGTATAAGCCAACAGTATATAGATTAGTTACTAAGGCTAAAAAAAGAAACGGTATGCCTCAATACCCTGTAGTGTCTCTACTAAAGGCTGAGGATATTATATTTGATCCAGAAGCTGGTGAGAATAGAAAAATTAGATACGTCCCTGGAGAGACTTCTATATTTGCAGACGAGCAACCAGAAGGCGTTAGAATGAGAGAGCCTATATCTTTTAATAATGGCTTTCTTTTTGTAGATCACACAAACCCTACACTTAAAAGATACTTAGATACTTGCAACGCTAACGGAAGTAATCCTCATAGGATTAAATCTAAAAGTGTAGTATTTAATGTCAAAGATGATAAGAAGTCTGCACAGGATAAAATAGCTCAGGTATCCGATACTATGGATGCTGTACAAGCTGCTCTTAAAATGCCTTTAAATGAGCTTATAGGGTACGCTAAGGTGTTAGGTGTTAATACTAGTAAAAGTGTAGACGAAATTCGATGGGATATGAAGGTTCAAGCTGAAAGAAACCCTAAGTCTTTCTTAGCAGGTATGAACGACCCACGAACAGAAATGAAGCAGTTGTTGCTTATGGCTCAAGAGTCAAGTATTATTTCTATGAAAAAAACAGGCGTTACTTGGGTGTCTTCAGGAAACACTATTTGTGTACCTGCAATTGGAGTTAAACCTATCGACAGGATGGTAGACTTCTGCTCTGACGGAGAAGGAGAACAGATCTATGCTGAGATAGAGAGAAGACTTCAAGCTCTTAATGGATAATGACTTAATGTAATATATGTAATTAAAGGGGGCTTTGTGCTCCCTTTTTTTTTATATACCGATTTATTTTGTATTTTTGCTATTGAATAAATATTATTATAATGACAATTGATGAAATATATAGACTCGTGCAAGCCTTTGCTAGCAAGGATCAGAGGGGTTTTATAACTCCTGCTGAGTTTAACTTGATGGCACAGCAAGCAGAGTTGGAACTATACAACGAAAGACTTCAGGTAGTTATGGAAGGCTCGCAAGCTAAAAAGATTGCAGGCTACTACAAGAAAGCATTAACACCTGCTGTAGCAGAACAAGACATATTACCGTTTTTATTCAACACTGAGGTTACTATAACGGGTAGTACTGCTTCTATTCGTTCAGATTATGTATGTCAATTATATATTAAAAGTAATAACGTTCCTATAGATATAGTGACAACAAAAAACGTAGGACAAATACTAAGAAGTTCTTTAGTAAAGCCTTCTGCTGATTTTCCAGTAGCTTTACTATCCAGGGCTAGTAGTGATGCAACAAAAATATCCGTTTTCCCTGAGAGTATTGGTGCTGTTACTGTATACTATTACCGTTACGCAAGTAAACCTACATGGAATTACGTTACTATAGCTGGTAAACCTGTTTATGACTCTTCTAACTCTAGAGCTTTTGAAATATCTAGTAGATGTCATGGAGAGTTGGTTATAAAAATATTAGGATACTTAGGAGTAAGCATAAGAGAAGCTGACTTGGTGAACTACGCTCAAGCTAAAGAGGTTGAACAAGATAAAGTATAATTATGAGTAAATATATTACTATAAAAGATATAGTTAACGATCTTCAGGTAATGATAGATGATACATCTTACGATAAAGATGCTCAGATCTATCAGCTTAGGTTGTTAGCACTTCAAGGGCTTAGAGAGCTTACATTTGATGCAGAGCAAAGAGTTAAATCTGTGGATAAAGTAGTAAGCTCAAATTTAATTGTTTCAACCCCTATCGACTTAGTTGATATAAAAAGAATAGGGTTTTTAGATGATGAAAATGTTTTTCATCCTTTTTCTAACGACAATAACTTAAGTATTAACGCAGGATCTAAAGCTAACCCTTTAAGAAGCTCTAACGATGATGAAAACAACCCTTATTACCACACAGACTTAGGTAAAAAGTTTGGTGTAGGAGGAGGTCAAAACTCTTTAGGGTACTATAGACTTGACAGGCAAGATAACGCTATATTTTTCTCTTCTAACTTGAAAGGAAAAACAGTTTATTTAGAGTATATCGCTGACACAGCAGCATCCACTAACCCAAAAATTCACGTTTTCTGTGAAGAGGCTTTAAGGTGTTATGTATACTACAAATACATTCAGCGTAAGCGTGGCGTCCCTGCTAACGAAAAACAAATGGCTAAAAGAGCCTACTACAACGAGAAAAGATTAGCTAGAGCTCGAATGATGAACTTTAGTAAAGAACAGGCTATGCAGGTCTCTAGAAAAGCATTTAAACAATCTCCAAAGATTTAATAGATAATGGCAAAGGATAAAAGAGTATTTACGGGTGGGATGGATAAAGATTCTGATCCTCGTCTTATTAAGAATGGTGATTATCGACACGCAGAAAACATAAGAAACATAGCATCTTCAGATGGTACTTCTGGCTCTGTAGAAAATATAGAGTCTACAGTTAAAGTCCCTTACTCTTTTAAGGGTGAAGATGTTGATCAAATCATTGAAATTGACGAAGGAACAGCTTCTGTATTACCTCAAAAATCTGTCTTTTATTCTCAGACCATTACTTTTGAGTTTAAAGGTAGAGAAGAAGATTGGGGCAGTAAAGAGAAAAACTCTTTTAGCATATACTCATATACTCCTGAAAAGGAATTAGAGCAGATAGGTCATCAGTGGTCTTCTAACGGTAGGCTTTCTTGGTCTCAAAATTCTTTTAAACCAACCCCTGAGCACCTTTGGGAGATGTTTAATGAAGAAACTGGTAAGATAAGTCAAAACATACCAATTTTAGATATAAATACTGGGGAGTGGGAAACAGCTCATTCTAAAGTTGACTTTTTAAGTTCTAGTTTTTTACGTGGGGGCAACAAGGTAACGGTAGAGATAATAGCTGATAAAAGAGGTGTTTCTTTTTTATTAGACTTTATAAGCCCTGGTTCTGATAGGTACTGGAGTCAAACTATAGAAGAGTTTCCCCCTTATGGTAAGATGAATTTAAAGGGTGGTCCTAACTCTGTAGTTTACGAAACGTTAGTTTTATCATCTCAGTCTAGCTTTAATTCAGAAGACACTAACAACCAAACGTTAGACGAGTTTATTGACGCTGAGGGGAATTCTTTCGAGAACAACACTCCAACACCTTTAGAGGGTGATACAATTACTGAGTACACATTTTCTTTTGAGGGTGAAGAGCCTACAACGGCTCAGGATGCGAGTGAAGTTCAAATATTCTCCTACGTTGAAAACGCTTTAGGAGGGTTTGAGGTTACGCCAGTATTATCTTTTGGTAGTGGGTTATATAACTCTGGTCAAACCTACGAGTTTAACGCTAACCAAGTTAGTTTGTCAAACTCTTTGCACGACA